AGACATTCGCCGCACCAACGGCCAGGAGGCCATCGTCCTGACCAATGGTGGGTCGGTGGAATTCGTGGCCCGCTCTAAAGGCTCTGGTCGTGGTTTCACTGTCGATGTTCTGGTCTGCGATGAGGCCCAGGAAATGTCTGACGACGCCCTTGAGGCGTTGATGCCCACAACGTCGGCGGCCCCGTTGGGTAATCCGCAATGGATCTTCACCGGCACCCCGCCGGGGCCGACTGCGAACGGGGAAGTGTTTACCCGTATCCGCGATGATGCGTTGTCGGGGAAATCCTCAAGGTTGTCGTGGCACGAATGGTCGTGCACCGGATCTGCGGATTTGGATGATCCGTCCTCGGCGGCGTCGGCGACTCCGGCGTTGGGGGGCCGGCTGCAATGGGATGTCATCCAGGGTGAACGCGCCCGGTTTTCCGATGAAGGGTTTGCCCGCGAGAGACTTGGGATGTGGGATTCTGCGGGCTCTCAACGCGTCATTTCTGCGGATTCGTGGAAAGTTGTTGCCGACGCCAACTTGAAGGACCGCGGCGACGAAGTGTCCATTGCCTTCGATGTGTCCCCGGATCGGTCCACCGCCACGATCGCCTCGGCGGCCTGGACCACTGAAGGCCTGCCCTATGTCGATGTGGTGGAGTCGCGGCGCGGGGAACCCGATTGGGGCATCCAACGCTTCGTTGACATGTGCGAACGCCACGACGTGCGGTCGGTGGTAGTCGATGGGGCCTCGGCAGCGTTTTCCCTTGTCGATCCGTTGCGGCAACGCGGCCTGACGGTCACGGTGACGTCGGCCCGGCAGATGGCGGCGGCGTTCGGCGGGTTTTATGACTCGGTGATGGATGGTGCGATGCGCCACCTCGATCAGCCGTTGCTCAATTCGGCGTTGGCGGCGTCGCGTAAACGAAAGATCGGCGACTCCGGGTTCGGATGGTCGCGCAAGGATTCAGAGTCCGATATCACCCCGGTGATCGCGGCGACGTTGGCGTTATGGGGCTTGACTTCCGGTGAGATCGCCGACAAGCCGAAAGTTAGGTCAGGTAAAGCGTGCTTTATTTAAAGAAGGAGGGCAGCCGTGCTTGATGAGCAGCAGATTCGTGCCCTCGTTTCTGATATGTGGATGTTGCGGCAGCGGGAGCGGGCTGTCCTGGACAACATTTACGACTACATGCAGGGCCGCCGCGGATACCCGAACACCCCGGAAAACTGTGAAGCGGAAATCGCGAACCTGGCCAAGTTGTCGATGAAGAACGTGTTGCCGCTGGTGCGTGATGCGTTTGTGCAGAACTTGTGCGTGATTGGCTACCGGTCAGCGTTGGCTAAAGAGAATGCGCCGGCCTGGAGGATGTGGCAGTCCAATCGGATGGATGCCCGCCAGGTTGAGGTGTATCGGCCGGCGGTGACCTATGGTGCGTCCTACGTTGTGGTCACCCGCGATGAGGATGACGACGAGATGGGTGTGCGGTGGCGTCCGCGTTCCCCTCGCCAGTTGCTGGCAGTGTATGAAGATCCGCAGATAGATGAGTGGCCTCAGTACGCGTTCGAGATGTGGGTGGACAACACTGATGCGAAGGCTCGTCGCAAAGCCCTGATTTATGACGACGAGTACCTGTATCCGATGGATTTGGGTGAGGTTCCGGCCTCGGCGGTGTCCATTGACCCGAACAGCATTGATTTCGCCCGCACGTTGGGCTCGATGTCGCTGGGGGAGCCGATTCGGCATGGGGCGTCCGTGTGCCCGGTGGTGCGGTTCATCAACGCCCGCGATGCCGACGACACCATCGTCGGAGAGATCGAGCCGCTGCTGGTGCTACAGCGTGCACTCAATTCGGTCAATTTTGACTCGATGATCGTGTCCCGGTTCGGTGCGTTCCCGCAGAAAGTCATTACGGGCTGGTCGGGCACTTCGTCGGAAGTGCTGGCGGCTTCGGCACGGCGGGTGTGGGCGTTTGAGGACCCGGATGTGAAGGCTTCGTCGTTCCCGGCCGCCGATCTGGGCCAGTACGACGCGAAACTGACCGAGATGTTGGAGTTCATTGCGACGGTGGCCCAGGTGTCGCCCGCGAAGTTGAACCCGAAGCTCTCGCATGTGTCCGCCGACGCCCTGGCGGCTGCTGAAGCCAACGAGCAGCGCAAAACCGAATCCAAGCGCGACACCTTCGGGGAGTCGTGGGAGCAGTGTTTTCGCCTGGCAGCCGAAATCAGTGGAGATAACTCCACTGCTGGTGATGAATCCGCTGAGGTGGTGTGGCGGGACACTGAGGCCCGCTCGTTTGCCGCCGTCGTGGATGGTATCCAAAAGTTGGCGGCCTCGGGCATCCCGATCGAGGAACTGGTGGACATGATTCCTGGTGCTACGCAGCAGAAAATTCAGTCCATCAAAGACTCGTTACGCCGCAGCCAAGTCAACGGCCTCGTGCAGGCATTACAGGGTCCAGTGCAACCCAATCTTGGGACGCTACCGAATCCGCCTGCTGAGGTAGGAATGCCGGCGCAGGTCGATGCCGTCAACAGCTGAGGTTGACAACTTTCAGGCAATTTTAGCCACCCTGTCGGCGAAAGCCGTTGATGCTGTCACCGCACTCTGGGACAAACTGAAAGATCTTGACCGCGAGACCCGCTGGGAAGCGTTGCAGTTAGCGTTTCCCACCGTGGTGGACCCGTTCATGGCTGCCTCGGGCACGTTGTCGGCCGAATGGTATGCCAGCCTTGACCCCGCAGCAGCGTTCGCCGTGGAAACTTCCGCACCGATCGCCAGGGACGTGCTGTCGGCGAACGCCGGCTGGGCATTAGTTCAACCTGATGTTCTGTCGGCTCTCACCGGAAGCGTTGAACGGCAAATCTTTAACGTCTCCCGCGAAACCATCATCTCCAATGTGGAACGCGAAGGCGTCAAGTATGCACGCCACGCCTCAGCTAACGCCTGTTCGTTCTGTCGGCTGCTAGCTACCCGCGGTGCCGTGTATTCCTCAGAGCGTGCCGCTGTCAGGGTTGTGGGGCGGGGAACAGATTTGACGTTGGGTGAGCGCAGGATGCGGGCCTCGTCGGCCGGGTTGCCGTTCCGTCCACGTTTCCCCGGCCAGGGCGCCGCCGTTGACCCCGGTGCTGTGTCGTTGGGCGGTAACAAACGGCGGGCCGGTAAAGGCGGCAAGGGCAGGTTTTTGGCCGGCGGTTCCGGTCAGGTCCGCGGTCAACGCAAACTCGGCGAGAAGTACCACGACAACTGTCACTGTGTGGCGGTGCCGGTACGTGACGGCGACTTCTATGAGCCACCGGATTATGTGGCTGAGTGGGAACAGGACTACTTCAACGCCCAGGACGCTGCGAAAGCGGCCGGGAAAACCAAAGGACAGTTCGGGGCCATCGACGTTGATGCGGTGCTCAACGAGATGCGGAAAGCCAAGTATCCCGAAGTCAAAGACAGGCTCAATGCAGAGCGTCGGGCGCGATACGCGCAGAAAAAAGCTCAGCAAAACCAGCAGAACGACACAGTTTCCTAACACAAGACTTTTCCCCAGCGTGGGGATAGACGCTTCGCCCAAGCGGTCAATTGGGCTGACTCCTAACCCCGAAAGGGTGATTTCCGCATGAGCGAGATTGACGAAAACACTGCCGCTACCAATGAGGACGGCAGCGATTTCCAACCCATCACATCCCAAGAGGCGCTGGACAAAATCATTGGGCAGCGCATCGACGGTGTGAAGAAGAAGTACGCGGGATTCGATGAACTCAAGGCCAAAGCCGCGAAGTTCGACGAGTTCCAGGAAGCGTCAAAGTCAGAGCTGGAAAGGGTGTCCGAGAGGGCGCAGCAGCTCGAGGCTGAACTTGCTTCGGAACGTGAACGAGCCGGGAAAGCCAATGTGGCCGCGGCGAAGGGCGTTCCAGTGTCGGCGTTATCAGGGTCCACTCCCGAAGAATGGGAGGCGGCAGCTGATGCGCTGCTGGAATGGCGTGCTGCACAACTCGTGCAGGACAAACCAGCCAAACCTGCACGAGGTTTGAAGTCCGGTGCAACCAGCCCAGATCAAACACTCGACCCCAAAGAACGCGCGGCCGCGGCAATCCGTGCCATGCAGTCCCAAACATAAATCCTCCCAAAGAGTTGAGGCTCTGCGGGCTCTCCGAAAGGAAATAGAACGAAATGGTTGATATCAACCGGTCAGATGTCTCGACCCTCATCGAGGACGCTTATTCGCAGGTCCTCTTGGATGCCGCCACGGCGGGATCACAGGCGCTTCAGGCTTTCCCCACCGTGAACCTGGGCACCAAGACCACCAACATGCCGATGCTGGCAGCCCTGCCCCAGGCCGGGTGGGTCACCGAACAGGCCGAAGACGCCTCGGGCACCAAGCCCACCAGT